ACCCAGCGCACCCACGGCACGGGAAACACCCTCGAAAATGCGCTGAACCTGCATCTGGCTCAGCGCCGTACCCATCGCGGCGGCGGACAGCTTGGCGTAACCGCCGGCGACAGCGTTCAGTTCCAGGCCGTACTGGTCCGCGATCCGGCTGGCGAAACGCATAGCCTCGCCGGATCTGCCCAGCACAGTGTTGAACTGCAGGGTGATCGAGGATATCTCGCTGATCTGCCGGTGGAGCGACGCCAGCGTCACACCGGCCGCCAACGCGCCGAACGTATTTCTCAGCGACCGGACCGCGCCGGTGACACCGGACAACTCGCGCCGTAGATCAACGGAACGTCTGGTGGAATCGGCCAACTCGCGCCGGCTGTCGCGCCCAAGCGAAACGAACGCCTGCCGCATCCGGTCGAGTTCGGCGCGCGCATCGTGGGCATCCGATTCGATTCGGATACCGAGTCTGATGTCGCTTCTCATTTGTGCATCGCTCTTAACGCGCCGCGCTCCAGCGCCAGCAATCGGTCAACGGTCTCGGTATCCAGCGTGACACCGACCGCCTCTGCAATGACACGGACCGACGGCCAGTCCAATCCGACCGGGCCGCCGGTTCCGTAGCGCCACGCCGTACCCAGGCGCCGAAATAGATGCAACACGTCGGCCCAGTCAGGCCAGATTTCCGGCCGGTCGCAGTTGACGCAGGTCTCCCGGCATCCGGCACAGGTGCGAGCCGTCGGTCCGTACAGCCACGCCCCCAGATCGGTCAGCGCTTTTTTTCCGCCACATCCAGATGGGCCTGATGAAACGCCTGCACGATGGCGATCGCCGCCGACGGGAACAGATCCAGCAGTTCCTCGACGTTATCGCGGTTGAAATCCCCATCGACCGGGGATCTGCGCCAGTCCACCGCGATTTCCAGAACCATGTCCACGTCGCGCTGAAACGCCTCGTTCGGATCGCTCAGGTTTTCATCGAAACGTTCGAACAGATCGCTCAGCTCACGACGCCGGAACCGTTTGAACCGAAACTCGACCGGAACGATGCGCCCGTCAGGCTCCTTCAAATTAACTCGCTTCCAGAACATTTCGCCTCCTTAGAGTTCGATCACACGGCCGAACTGACCCAGCGTCGGGTCGTTCTGCTTGCTGAAGTCGTACAACGCCGAGCCGGACAGCTCCAACGTGCCGTAACCGTCGTTCTGGATCAGCTGCAGCGAGCCGATCGGTTCCAGCAGCACCCGATAGACTTCCACCAATACCGGCGCATTGTTTTCCGCGGTATTGATCGCATCCACCTTCAGCCAGCGTTCCGGCGCCGGGGAATCAAACATGACGATTTGGGTACCGCCGGCATAGTTGTAGTCGATCAGGAACGGCTGGGTGAATCCCGCTGTATTGATGAACTTGATCGTACCGTGGTCCGGCGAGACGATTTCGTAGTCCGTCCCCTGGGTCAGCGTTGCCGGCGTTGCAGCGCTGTCGGTGATCGTGACGTTGGAGATCTTCGGATAACGGGTCCGATAGATTTCTCCGTCCGCCAGCGTCGGCGCCGCTTCGTCGGTCACCAAGCCGCTTGCCAGCGTCGCCTTGGTGCCGTACAGACCAAGCGCCAGGTTGTCGATCAGCCATTCGTCCATCGTCAACCGTAGCGACATGGTCTTGCGGGTGATCAGACGACCGTCCTGGAGTCTCTGTCCGCTTCTCGATTCGTAATGCTCGACCACATCGGTGCTCGGCGACAGCTCCAGCGCGGATACGTTGCCGAGATCCAAAAATCCCAGCGGGTTCCCGTTGGCGTCTCGCGGCGCCGCATAGACGACGCCCTGCAGTGATGTCAGTCGCATTGCTATATCTCCCTACGTTCTGAAAAACTTCTGACTTCAGTCAGGAGTTGTTTACTGAATCACGATGGAAAAAATCACTGCCCGTTCGATTTCAAAATTCGGATGACTCAGATCGATGTCCAAAAGCCGAGTCTCGACGGGAATAGCGTTCCAATCACTGCCGCCCAGACCGCCACCTAGACAGATTTCCCGCAACGCCGCCATATCCAGCCGGTTGACCGCCAGGTAGCCGCTGTCGTCGATGTCGTTCATCATGACGCCGGATACCAGGTGAACCGCTACCCGCCCCTTGTTCTGGTTTCCCAACTGAATGTCACTGAATCCGGCCACCAGGGACACGAACGGCCAGTCATCGGCAGACCTGGGCTTGCGGTAACCGACCATGACTTTGGGAACGGGTTGACTGTGATCGGCGGCCCACCGGGCCAGCTCGTTTCCGTTCTGCAGCCTGTCCCGAACGGCAAGCACCAGTTCCAGCATCACGCCCTCCCCAGAGTCACGACGCCGAATCCGACGTTGCTGCTCAGCCCCAGTGCCTCACGGGACAAGGTTTTCAAATCCATCTGCACCAGCTCCCGGTAATGACGGATCTTCTCCGGCAACACGCCGCCCTCGTCTCCCTGGCTCCGGGTGGCCGCCAGGACCAGGGCGTAATGCAGCGCCAGCTTGTTCAGGAGCGGATGCACCGGCTGGCCGGTCTGATTTGGATCGACCAGGGCGGGATCGATGCCACGAGCCTTGAGCTGACTGTCGAGCCAGGCGTCAGCCTGTTCAAGATCCTGTTCGGTGACGGTGATCACCGGATCGTTGTCGTCGTTGATCTGGGCGTACCGAGCCATCAGTTCTTCTCCAATACCTCCGCCACCGTCTCCCGGGCCGCCTGCAAGAGCGAACGTTTGCGGGACTCGAAATCGGCGAAAAAGAACGGCCGCGGCTTGGTTCCCGGGTGTTTCACCCGGCGACGGATGATGGCCTCGCCATTGCTGAAGAACCGCAAGGCTTTGCGCCCCGGCCTGGGGCGGATCACATGAGGCCGGGTACCGAACTCCACATAAGGCGCGTATTCCGCCGCGGCGAACACCACGGCACCGTCGCCCTCGGGGCGCCAACCGATGGACTGCTCCAGGTGGCCAGTGCGCGGGGTGAACGGCTTGCTGGCGGTGATGTAATCCAGCACCTCATCGACATAGGTTTCCGCCATTCGGTAGGCCGCCAGGCGGCGTGCTTTCTCCAGCACGCCCGGCAACCGATCCAGACGCTGCAGAGCGTCCCCTTCAATCCGAATCTGTAGCTGCATCCTTCTTTCTTGATTTATGCGGCTTGGCCTCGGCTTCCGGCTCTTTTGCCACCTGCCAGCCGTGACGCCACCAGTTCTCGACTTCCTCCCGAGGCACCATGGCTTCGGTGGGCCCGCCTGGGTGGACGGGCTCTTCACGGACCATCTTGACCAGCTGGCTCATGACTTACCCCAGTAACAGTGCCGTATGTTCCGGCTTCATGCAGGCCACGCCCCAGGCCATGGAGATCTCGTACTGGATCTGCCGGTACTGGCGATAGAGCGCCACCTCGAAGGACAGGCCGGAGCGCGGGTCGGTGATCACCATCCGGTCGTCGGCCATGTCACCCTCCTCCGGTAGCGCCGGAGCCCGGGCCACCAGTACCAGGGCCGAACGGGAAAACGCCATGTTGGCCCGGTAACTGTTCACCACGGTGACCGCAGTATTGTCTGCCAGAGGCTGGCGCAGACCGGGTTCGGCCAGAGTCAGAACACCACCGGCCAGCGCCTGGGCCACGACATACTTGTTTGGATCGCCGGCGAACTGGATCACGTCCCCGGCCAGGATGGTGCCGATACCGGTGTCCACGGCGATCTGGGTATCGCCGACGTTGTAGCCGGCGGCGTTGTTGACCAGATAGCCGGAACCGGTGCCCTTGGTGTGGCTCTTGATCTGCGCCGACTCACGGATGACGAATCCGTGGATGTCGAGCAGGATTCCCTGACGCACCAGGGAATCGGTGCCGGCTTCGTTGACCTTGGTCAACTGGGTCAGGCTGCGCAGATTGGCTCCGGCCGCAGTGTCGATGACCAGCTGCAAGTCGGCATTCGGGGCGCCATTGTCCAGCAGGATCTGGAGCACCCGGGCGGTGTCGGACAGATCCGAGGCGAACAATGACGTGGTGCCCGGCGCGCCGTGGGCCCTCGAGGCGTTGACATAGAGCTGGGCGAGATCGGCCTCGATCTCGTTAACCAGGGTGCGCATCGCCTGGGCGAACTGCTGCTGCCGCAGGTTCTGGTACCCCGGACCCAGGTTGATCCCCCGTTGCTCCTCACCGTTCCAGCGCACCGGCACCCGCCGCGCCCTGGTGATGGTAATGGTGCGGTTGTCGATCACCTGATCGCCGTCATTGGGCGGGGTGACGTTGGGCGTGATATCGGTTGCCGCCGCCGCAGGGGTGACAGGACTGCGGATGGTCTGCCCGACCGCGGCCCGGGCGGCATCGGCATCGATGGTCACGGACGGGATGAATCCCACCAGTTCGCGGGACACCACGTCCATAGCCGCATACAGATCAGGAATCAGGTTGGTCAACGTGTTCGCCATCGTCTAGTCCTCTCGTTTATCCATCGACAATCAGGCCGCCGTTCTGGACGAAGGCCATTTTGTCCCGTGGGTTCAGT